GCCAGGCAACATAGCCAACACATGTCCAGTCACAGAATTCTCCAGGTTGGGGCTCCTGTCCACTAGGCACCTATAGGCACGCCGGCCCGGGACGCCAGGTGGAAAACACACAATAGCCACATCCTTGCCAGGGGGGCAAATCTTGTCAAACCTGGCGAAGTCGCGCAGGGTACACTTAAAGGTGGCTGGAGAAGAAGTGTAACCATCTGCACCGCGAACGATGTTGTGAACCAAAAGCTGACTGTCAGGGTCCTGGCCTTCTTGAGCACACAACTGAGTGTAGGTGTGGTTGCACATCAGAATGTAGTCCCCACAAAGTGCAGTGGCAGCGCCCCTCCAATTGGGCCGGGCACTCACAGTCAGACAAAGCTGGCCCGGGTGATATGGAATATCATCTCCAGAAACATCAAAGGTCTGAAGGTGCGAGGCAGGCGCAGGCTCGTCATCCTCTGTAGGTAACAAAGCCTGAATCACTAGCCCAAACAGCTTCTTGAGCCCCAAGACTGCAAAGCCAATAGTGGCGCCAACTGCAATGGAGAGTCGAAACTGGTCCCTGACACTCAGATTAGTCATCATGTCACTTGCCATACCCACCAAAGACACCAGCCTGCTCCAGTAGCTCACAGCTTTGGGCCCCATCTCATTGCCACCAACAAGAACCCCATCGGCGTTGAAGTCTGCCGTGGGGGTCAATGGTTCCCACTCACTCATGATCTTCCTCATGTACTGGGCACTGCCTGTGATGTTCTTGACAATGTCCTGATAGATCAAGTCGACAAACTCCCTGTAACTCACAGTCCGCCCGATTCCAGCCACATGGAAAGACCAAACCAGATCACTGTCACTGACATTCTGCTTGGCCCAGTCAAGCTCGCCATTAGCACTCTGAAAATCAGGATTAACTGTCACAGTAGTGAAAAATGGCTGAAGCCTCCTCCTGAGTGCTGGGGGAAAGGTCATAGTGGCCGAAGCATTATTGACTATGGCTTCAAGAGTCAGATTGGTTGTTGCAATGACAAGCTTACTGTTGAAAAAGGTGGTGCCCTTTTCTTCCAGTGAAGCCATGTTCAAAGCAAACACAAAGGAACTAACCATACTCAACAAACTAGCTGCGGCTGGCTGCTCAGTTCCTCCAGTCACCTCACGCACGGCAAACAGCTCATCAATAACAGTAGTAAACTGGTTCTTGTAGCCGTCAAAGAACTTAGCACCCTTGGGAAGCACATAAAGCTGCAAGCTAACATCATCCTGGGTGAACTGGGTGAATCGCCTGAGCACGCTGCTGTGCAGGTGCTTTACAAGCGTCGTCTTCCCCACACCACTGTCACCAGCCAATGTGACCATCGTGGCCTGTGCACGCTCCATGCAGGACCTAGACCCGAAGTATCTGCCCAGGCTGTCAAACACTGCGTTACCAGTGTTGATAAACCCTAGCACTGTGGGGTCAACGCGGCCCTCCTTCATAGTAGCCACAAGGCGGCCCCACTTGGCAGTAATGGCATGGTAGCGCACAGCAAGCTCTGAAAGGGTCTCAGGAGCCTGTAAATCGTCACCACGCACATAGATGGATAAAGCTGCTCGAATGGATTGAAGTTCCTGCACACAGGCCATGATCTGGGCAGCATGTCCACTATAAAACAACTTGATCAACAAAGAGGTGCCAAACAGATCGTCAAACCTGGTGGCAACCCACTTGAAGACATCAGTGAAAAGGGACCCCAGGCGGGACACGGCCAGTGCAACTGCACCACCCTTCACCAGGTTGCTGGTGGTAAGGAAGCTTGTAAAGGGGCGCAGCCTGGTAGTCAAGTCTGTGGCGCCGAAGGCACTGAAAATCTGACGCCACAAAGAAGACCACACAGAGTCAACTATGGCATCAGGGTCATCGCCCACCGCAATCCCAGACACATCCATGGCCTCAAACATGGGGTCAACAGCTCTGCCCACCAGTGACATCGCTCCGGCGACAAAGGCGCGGAACACAGTAGAGTTCTTGACACGGCTAGCACAGAACCATAGTACCACGCAAATGAGGCAAGCCACAACAAGGCCCTTCCAAAGTCTGCTCTCAAAGATGGTCTTGGTGAGAGTGGTGACAATAGAGGTGACCTGGTCAAACATAGTCTTTAGCACTTGTAGCGCTAGTTGGATTGCCCCATCAAGGAAGCCCGCTGTACCATCCAGAGCAGACACCACACTTGCTGGCACCTCCGGCATGCTCACACGGACCACGTGCTCCAACTGAGGTTGAGACAGAGTTTGAGCACACATCTCACCGGCCATGGCAAGGCGGTTGGTCGCAGTCGTCAGAGCTTCAACAGTGTTCCTGATGATACCCTCAGTCTCAGCAGTCAGACCCGCTTGGAGGTTGATGGGGATATCCCCCATGACGCGGGAGAAGATACCCCGTGAAGTGGATCTGAGCTGCTCAATGCGCTCCTGTGGCAAGCCCTGCTGCTCGCCTGCCACATCCTCTGAAAACACCGGTCCACCCTTTCGGGCTGGTGCGGGGCCCAGGAGGACGGGGGGTTCACCGCGATAAACAACTTCCTTCTTCTTCTGCACCTTGGGGCCCGGACGTGGGCACGGGTGCCGCTGGTTGTGGCGGCGTGCCTCCAGCCCCTCGGCCAAACCACTCACATCTGCCTGAACAATGTCTTGCTCCTCGCTCAGCCACTCGCTAGTCGTGAGGCTGGCATCATCAGGCTGCATGGCTACATGGGCCATCTCCCCAGCTCCAGTGACGCAAATAGAGCGCACGGCCTCGTAGGATCTAATCTGCGCGGAAAAGTACTGGAACTGGGCCAAAGACAACTCAAAAAGCTGAGCTAACTCCACCTGGGAAATTGGTCTCCTCTTCTGCTTGCTGATCTCTGAAGCCCGCAAACACACAATGCGGTGAAATGGGCTGACAAAAGCGGGCTCATCCTCCTCAACAAAACGTACAACAAGCTCACACCGAGGCGGCAAAGAGGTGGGTTGGAGGAAGATGCGGCCAAAGATAGAACGCCTGTCAGACATGCCATAGTAAACCGCACCTGCATGCCGCACACCAACCTCCATACCCCTGTAGTTGTCACCAAAGCACTCGTCAGCAATAGCATCTCCGATCAGGGTGTACAGCTGGTCAGCCTGCACATAAGTGCCGTGAACGGTCCCGCAGTCAGCCCTGAAGCGCCGGACCAAGTCACGGACACTTAGGGAGAGCTCCTCCCCACTCACTGGGGTCGCCTGGAGAGACCTGCGGGTAACCCTGCGGGTCCGGCGGGCCTCACGCCAGGCTTGCTGGAGGAGGTAGAGGTAGAGCTTCTGAGTGAGGCGCTCATCGAGCGCGCTCTGGCGCGCGGCGCTGGGGGGCTTGCGGGGTACAGCCAGCTTCCTGAATTGAGCTGGCATGGACCACACGGGCCCGGTCACCTCGGCTGTGAGCCTGCGGCAAGCCCTGCTGTTCAGAGCCCCATAGGGGTTGATGACAGTAGGGATAGGGGGCGTGGAGGAGGATGCGGAGGCACCTGGTATGGTGGCCTTCCACTCTGACGCCCACCGGGCCTGCCGGGACTCACGGGCCTCAATGGCCTTGTCAATCTGCGCCCTCTGGTGCAGATACAAAGGGGCCAAAGTGGCAGAGAGAAGGTCTGCAACAGATTCCGCACGAGCCGTAGCAAGTGCGGGTTCTGCGCGGGAAATATTGTCAGAAACAGTGCCGGACGCAAGCACCTCAAGGGTGCTGGCGACACAAGCAAACTGCCCAAAAAAGAGGCAGGTAGAAGGAGAAGTGGCGTCACGTGTGCCAGGGTTTGAAGAAGGGGTTGAACTCGCGTCCATCAAAAGCATAAAAACCCTCCGAGGCGCATCACAGGTGCAGGTAGCTAAGCTGCTTCGTGACAATCTCACCTGTCCGGCCACAGGCTCGATCCCCGGAAACCGCAGGTGTTACCCCACGGTGGCGCCGGCAGCTGTGGCTGCCGGCAAAAGGTAAAAGACAATTAGTCGGAGGATTTCTGGTGGGCGCCTCCTACAATTTCCGCCACTGACTATGGGTGGTCATCCTTGAGCTTTTTTCATGTTGACCGTGGCTCAACGGGATAGAGGAGGGCATGTCCCTAAGTTACCGCTGAAGGGAGAAACACACGTACACCTAAGCAAAGCTTGTTCCGGCTTGGATAACCCCCCCTGGCAAGAGGATCCAGCTGAGCAGGCATTGTCTCGTAACACAATGCCCGCTCCACCCTAGCGGGTCGGTTGATCAATCAGTTACAGGGGGCCCCACGTGACTAAGGCTTGTCCCTCTCACTGTAAAGACCAGGCGGATGTGCGCGTATCGTCGGATAAGAGATAGTCTCCCTAAAGACGGCTTCTGGCAGAACACGTAATCCCTGCTCACACAAGCGAATAAATGAATGTCTCTAACTATGGATAACAGTTTGGGATCCAGTTATTTCTCCTCGAATGGCTAACCACGCCTCAGATGAAGAGGGCCGTAACCCAACAGCAGCAAAGAACGTGTATGTCATTTTTGACATTAAATAGGCACTCTGACGCCGTAGGATAGCCCTTTTTAAGTAGGGCAACTGCAGTTATAGAGAAGCTCTCTGGCCTGGAATAAACAGCACAAAGCCACTGTGCCGAAACAATAATGAGGGGCTTTCGCCCCCCAT